CTGGCACATTCACAATAGGACAAGTCAAAGTCAACAGTAACTTTCTATCAATCCCAATCATGTCTGATGTTAGAGACTTTACTGCACATGGAGTGTATGAATTTGATGAAACCCTTGATAAGACTGAGTGGTATTTATCTAAGTTACATGATATACTTCTTACTCTTGAAAATGTTCACATTATTAATCAAGGAATTTATGCAAAAATCATTAATACTTTGCCGGGTGATTTAGCATGCAGGCTCAGATTAGTACCAGACCATAAACTAGCTATGAGAATAAATCACTTATACCAAATGTTATTCTGTATATATTCTGAGTCTGAGATCGCTGGTTGTTCTGATTACTCAGTTCTTTCTATAGAAGGATCCAATATGAATTTCCCCTTTGACATGGATTTGATATTGTATGACAATGCTAATGAGACACTCATTATGGTGGATTTTACTGCTACATCGTCAGAAGACATTATTAGAAGGAAAGCAATGCAATTAGATGGAATAGTGAGTTCAAGCTCGCTAAAAAATGTTAGATTACATGTTCAGAGAATCCCAGTGAAGAAATTTTCTGTTGACATACCTACTACTTTTACTAGTTCTGAACCCGGAACAGTAGCTCTAAAAATGTATGATATGGTATCTTCAGCTAAACCAGATTTCTCAGGTTATTTTAATTCAATTTGCAGAGATGTATATGACACTGTGTCTCATCAGTTGGTTATGGCATCTAAACCTCAAGCTAGTGGTATTTATGATAAAATAGAATTAGATGATGAATTGATTACTCAAGCTATAACAACAGTAAAAAATCAATCTGATAAGAGTAGTATAGAATTTCTGCAGAATGTGTCAGGGAAAGTTAAAGGGTTTGATCAATTTATTAAATCATTGTCTAAACTGGCTAAGAATTCTGGAAAGCTGAAATTTTCTCCTCAGGTAGCATCATCTAAAATTAGTGAATCAAAAAATTTAGCTGATCAACTTAAATCACTAACAGATAACATACTTGTTAGAGCTTTGTATAATTCTACTTTCACAGATAGAGTTGTTGCTATAGATTCAGTTAAAAATACTATCTTGCTTGATACAATCCCATATGCAGAAGGAGAACAATATTTACCATCTGATGGAAAGTATATAATAGCAGTCAAGCATATAAAAGAACATGTATTTGAGATAGCCTTCCACCCTGATTATATGGATGAAAAATTGAGAAGAGTTTTAATTTCTGATAATTATTCATCAAAAGAAAAAGAATTATCAGGAGATATATCAATGTTAAGTGATTCTGAGATTGTAGATAAATTCTCTACTAAAGTCATGGCAATGAGGAAATCTGAATTCAATTATTTAACTCAATTAACTACTGTTGATACTAAGGACTCGGTTTGGGATAAAATTTTGACTATTTCAGCCTTGTCATCTAATGATCTAGATAATCTAGGTAGATCAACAACTTCTCTGCTTGATTCTGTGATACAATTTATTAAATCTACAATGTTGGGATCATCATTATCACATTGGTACGAAGCATGTAAAACAGTTGCTGCATCACTGAAAGCATCACCTAAGAAAAATACTTATTATGTAGGATCAAACGGATCTTATGATTCTATAACTGTAGTGCGAATGGCATCCACTTTAGATTCGTTTTCAAGAACAGTATTCAGTGTTATTTATAAACCTGAAATTAATATGGATAGAAGAATGACTCAATTTCAGCATAGGGTTTCTGGTAATACAGTGGCAACAGATTTTTATACTATTGATTCAAACATATTGAGCTATAATTTGAGATTGCCATACATTGTAACTTCATTATCAACTTGGGGAGTAGAAAATAATTTAGAAGGCCCATCTTTTAATGTTAAAAAGTTACCTTTCATTGTTGTGGATTCATACTTACATGCATCAGTCAACAGAGACCCTTTTGCTCAAGTATCAGAACAGGTTAGATATTTTTATATGAGTTCTATAGGATATGGGGCAAAACCACTGGACATCATTGAGAAAACTGATTTTTTAATGATTAAGCATCCCTGGGAATTTACTTACATCATGCGAATGTACAAATTAGGAGCTGCTCTAACAGTATTAAATCTAACTAATAACATTAATACAATAGTAAATCATTCATCAGGTGAATTAGATGTCTGTTTCCCCCATTCTATGTTTCCTGTCCACTCTTTCAATGAGTCTATTTCATCTATGTACTTATGTAATGTTTACAATAAATTTAGAGCATTTCATGAAGTGTCGGAAGCAATTTGTTATAATGGTCTCATAGATGAGAGAGAAATTTATAGAAATAGAATTATAGACGATAAGTATGAAGTTGCTGGAATATCCCCAGGGTTATATGATGCCATTGAATCGGGTCCTATAAACTTTATGAGTTATGTTATGTCAGATGATTTCAAAACAAATGAGGTGGAGTTTTGTTTAAAGGCAGCACTATCTAAACCCAAGAGATATTGCGGATCATGTATTTACATAACTGGAGCTACTTTAACTAATTTGCCAACAGCATCTAGAGTTTATGATGAAATATATATGAAACTAAATGAATCACCTATAGAGGCATGCACTATGAGAGGTGGTATGGATAAAGGACCTGCAGTTGAAAGGAATCAAGGAATAAGAGCTGCATCTGGCATTTTAGAAGAAATAATTCGTGATTATGAATTGAC